TCTTTCCCTACACGACGCTCTTCCGATCTCATACTCTTCTTGTGATTTTGAGTAATGAGCAGCAGTTGAACATCTACAATGAGGGTGCATTGGTGCCGCATTCTCTCCTGGCATCATCTCTTTAACTTTGAAGATTTTTCCACTCAAAGCTGCACAATGCGGACAAGCGCTTGGTTCTGCGATGTATTCGTACTCTTCATAGCCATTAGCAATTAAAGATTGTCTCTGTGCCTCTGTAGCCGCTCTGCCACCTTCTGTTACCGCTAAACGTTTAGCTTGACTAGCTGACACCTCAAATTCTTGTCTAAGCTGTGCAATATATGTCGTTGGATTCTTCCCTTTCAAAATCAAGTCTTCAGTCATTTGGGCAACAACTTGTCTCAAAGCATTCTGACGTTTCCAGATATTCTCTGACCATGTTGCACCTTTAAACGGTGTATTCAGCAATGTTTGAACAGTCTGTTTGATTTCTGTTTGAGTGAGCGCTGATTTTCCTAAAAGTCCAGCTTGCGTTTTAAGCTCTTGCATATAATCTTCTGTGATGAAATCTTTAGTTCTTTTCTGCTCGTCATTACCAAGAGCGATAAGTTCTAAGTCTAATTGACGTTGCAATAATTCAAGTCTATTAGTTTTCATTTTGAGATTGTAAATCCCAAGTTCTCTGTTAGCTTCTTGCGAGAAATTCTTCTCAGCTACATATCGTTTAGCTTTTTCTTCAAACGCTTTGACGTCCATCTCATCTACACGTTTGCGAACTTCTTCGATTGGTAAATTGTTCTTGTCCGCATAGCGATTGTAAAAGGCTTGTATTTCCTTTTCCATCTCTTTGTAGTGATAATTGTATAGACGTTGAAATTCCTCGCCTAAAGATGCATCACGCTCTATTTTAGCTAGCTGTTCAAGCTCAATCCTCTTCTTCCAATACTTGTTTACCATTGTCATCTCCGTTCAAGTCTTTATCGGATAAACGACTATTCATTTCAAGCTGACGCGATAACAAACTAGAACTTTCTTGTTGTGCCTTAATTCGTTCCATTTCTGTTTTAGCGTCAACGCCAGTCGCTGTTTGAAGCATGCTGAACACTGTCTCATCGCTGACTACGCCATACAAATTCTTGGCGTTAGCGACAACGCTGCTAGTATCTGCTGGCAAGTTTGGAACAAACGTCACACGAATTTTAGATAGCTCAAAATCTTTAATCTCTTTCAAAATCTCACTAATACGAGCGATTAGTTTATAACGGCGTTTAAGAGATTTCTCAAACAACGCTTGCATATCAACACGTTTCTGGTCGAATCCAAAAATTTTCCATTTCATCGCTTCACCAGATTGTGTACCTGAAAAATTGTCGTCGCTCAAATCTGGTGTATTCGTGATTTTATGAATGTCACTAATCACACGATTCTTGTACGCCTCTGTTCCATTAACATCATACTGCTTATATAAGTACTTAGCGTCAACAGAACCCTCATTTCCGTTCGCATCGACAGGCGGTTCAAGATTAAGTAAACGTGCTTTTCGCATCTTACGCATAAAATCGATTTGCTTTTCTGCCGTGTCGCAATCTGCGGGGAAGCTAACACGCCCTATAATCGCTAGAATAGCGTCAGATAAATCTTGCATATAATTTGCTGTATCTGATTGTGAAGCGTCGTATAAGTCGATTAGAGACAATACAGACTCATAATCACCCATGCCGTTCGAGCTATTGAGGTATTCTGTAATTGGAACAATCTCAAAAGCGTGTGGCGCTTGGTCGATAAGTTTAAAATCCTTGCTTGAATCAAACGTCAAAATCTCATCTGGTGTGTATACTTCAACAATTAAATGTGTGTCTGCAAACTGATTCTTGTTGTAATAACGAACACCGACAAGACTATGTTCCTCTTTTGTCATATCGTAAATAACAAAAGTAGAAGCTGGGTCAAGTCTAACAGCTTTCGTTTCGTCTTCTTGCGTACGATAGACCAAATCATACGCACGTCCTGTTTTTGATAAATCAAGCACTAACGAACGATTTAGCTGGTGGAAGCTATTATCTTTGGAAATAACATCTAAAAACTCAACTACACTTTTGTTATCCGAATCATCATAAGAGACTTGAACAGGATTACCAACAAGATAACCTTGTTTAAATGTTGCAATGGACTCGCCAAAATTATGCACCGCTCGTGTGTCTGCCATGTCTTGGTCTTTACGTCGTTCTGACTCTAAAATTGTGTGGTTATTCCCCTCGGCATAATCAAGCAATTCTTGAATACGTGGACGCTGTATTGTTCTATGATGATTAATATATTGCTTTAAAAGCTTGTAATCTTCCTCGAAAAGCCCCTCTAAACTTTCAGCACGATAACGCATTCTAGCTTGTCGATGAAAGCGAGGCTTTAACGTATGCGTTTGACCTGTGCTGTCAATAAACTGTTCTGTATAAGCCATTTATTTCCTTTCTATAAACCAAAACCAGCTCGAAGCGTATCGAACTGATTTCCTTTGTTCTTTTGTTTTCTCGTCACTTCGTCTGAGTAGATGGCATATCGTAGTGAGTCTAATACGTCATCATATTCTTTTAATGGTTCATCTTTAGTACTGTTTGGTTTCCATTTGTACTGATAAATTTCATCAAAAAAGCGAGGTATGACGCCTCGCTTAATAAATAATGTATTCTCTTTAAATTTTTTAGCAACACTTTCGATGCCAGCAATAACATTTTTGTTCGCATTCCTTGCGTCAATCCTAGCGTTTTGTAAATGCTCAACGTGTTCAGGACGTGCTGAATCACACCAAAAGGTGATATTGCCGTATTTAACTTTAAACTCGTTTGCTCTATCCGTCCACCAAGAAATCTCTCTATATTGTTCAGATATGCCATCAAGCAAATACTGCTTACCGTCTGATGTTTCCCCGACAATAACAATTGACCCAAAGTGGTCATAACCAAAATCGACACCGCCAAAATAACGAGCCATTCTAGGTAACTCATCAACTTCATGGATATTTGCGTCATAGTCGCTATATATAGCTCCTTCTGCCACCGTCCACTTGCCATCGATGTCTCTGTCATAGAACTTACCAGAAGGTGTTGCAGCCTTGATAGAAGCTATATAACGTGGACTTAAAAACGTGTTATCATCAAGTTTAAAATTGAAATCAATAATCTTCCCATCATTCTTGCCAATGTAATCACGTCTAAGCCAATGGTTTGGGTTGTCTGGGTTACTATCCCAAACAATGCGAGCGCCATCACCAGAACAGCGAGAAATGATTTCCTTGAACACAACCTCATTAGCAAGTGATGCCTCATTAACGTATGCGCCAAAAGCAGTAAAACCACGAGCACGTTTAAGCCCAGAAATAGAGCCAGTATAAACTTGTACTACCTTGACACCACAGAAAGTAAATGAACCGTGCTTATCGTATTTTGGCTCAAAACCATATTTATTATAAAGCTCTTGCAAAACGTTGTTTTGAATTGATGTGCTAGACGTACCAGCCAAAATATACATTGGTTCGTCAATGCCGAGTTTATCAGCAATCTTACGAACTCGTTTTAATTCAGAAACAAACGTGTCATTATTGACTACTGTCTTACCAGCTCGCTTAGCGCCGTGTAGCCCACAAATAAACCAGTCATGCGTCCAGATGTATTTTAGTACAGACAGCTGTTTAGGTGTGTATAAGCTACTGAAATCAACTGTCATCTATCACAATCTCCTTAACTTTTTCAAGGAAACCAGCAATCTTCTCATCTTGTCCTTCATCTCCACCAACCTGACTTTTGAGTTTGTCAATTTCGAGTTTAAGTTTTTGAAGTTCGAGCTTAGTTGGATAACGTTTCATTAGCTCGCTACCAGCTTTAATAACTTCAGCGATTGACGGTTTCTTTTCGATTGTTACGAATTCACCAGTCACTTGATTGAGTTCAGTTACTTCTTCTGTAAGTTCTTGTCTCAAAATACTTGTGAACACTTGCAACACCTCGTCTGCTTTAGCGATTTTATGCTTCTCGAGTTCAGTTAATTGTTCGTTGATGTAAGATTTTATTCCAGTATTTTCCAGTAATTTATGAGAATCAGCCTTTGCGTACCTTTCACTGTATCCAGCTTTAACAGCTGACTGATAAGCATTCCCAGAGATGATGTACTCATCTGCAAATCGTCTCTGTCTTTCATTTAATTTTGTGATTTTCCATCACCTCCTTTTCAAAAAAATAAAAAAGCACCAATCGGTGCTCATTGCTATTTAAATTTTTTCATCAAAGCAATATTGAAATAACTCTTTAACGTTTCGTCGTCAAACGAGCGTTTTCCTAACCAATTATACGCCTCACTCATTCTTTGATAAGACTGATGACTTGGTCTTGTCAAAAACATATGCGCTCTAGATAAGAAAGTATATTCTGGAGTACCAGAGCCAATTGCTTCCAAATCTCGCCAAACATTAGCCGCTTGATAA